GGCGGCACATTATATACTGTTGGTCTAGTCGAAACATCAAGTATTGTGTTTAAAGAAAATGTACAACCACTAGTTAATCCTTTAGATAAGGTATTAAGTATGATGGGCGTTACTTATGATCGTAAAGATGGTCATAGAAAAAACGAAGTTGGTTTAATTGCAGAAGATGTTTATAAAATTGCACCTGAGCTAGTTACACTAGACGAACATGGTAACCCTTATGGTATTCAATATACTAAAGTTACTGCATTTTTAATTGAAAGTATTAAATCATTAAAAGCTGAACTTGATTCTTTAAAAGGTAAAAAATAATGGCATCATTACAGTCAGGATCAACAGCTGGCGGTAATCCAATTACAGCTTGGCCTACCGGAACAGCAGTATTGTTTAATCAAACATCGGCCCCTACCGGTTGGACCAAAATAACTTCATACGGCGATCACGCTTGCCGTGTAGTCAGTGGTACTGTAGGTTCTGGGGGTAGCGTAGCATTTAGTACAGCATGGACGAATAAAACAGTTAGTGGAACAGTTACTGGTTCAGTACAGAGTACAACTCTATCAACAAGCCAAATACCGAGTCATGTTCACTTTTATTCAGGCGCACCAACTGATGATAACAACTGGTCGGGAACAGGCGGCAACGGCCAAACATACGGACTAATGTCAGACGCTCCACCATATGTATCAAATGATCCTAACTACGGTTATGGTAGATATATGCAGGCTACAGGAAGCGGTTCAGCACACGATCACGGTGCAGTCGGAACATCATTTAACGGTAACGCTTTTAACATTAACGTAACATATGTTGATGTTATTATCGCAACTAGAAGCTAAGGAAAAATAAAATGGCAACTCTTGCAACTGGATCAACAATGAACAGCGTGCCTATTTTGGCACTTCCAACAGGAACAGTTATGTGTTTCCAACAAACTAGCTCTCCTACAGGGTGGACTAAAATCACCAGCTATAATGATGCACACATTCGTATAGTAAACGGTAGTGTTAGTACAGGTGGCAGTGTATCATTTAGCTCATGCATGTCATTACAAGCAGTCGGCGGCACAGTAACAGTTACAACAAATGCAATGACCCTATCAACCGGTCAAATGCCAAGTCATGCACACTGGTGTTCTGCTGCCAACATCGATGACTATAACTTTAGTGGTAGTCCTGGTAACGGACAAAATCATGGATTAGTAAGTGACGCTGGCGGCTATACATCTAACGATCCAAATTATGGAGCTGGACGATACGGACAAGGATCCGGCGGCGGCGCCTCACATGATCACGGACAGGTCTCGGCAGGCTTCAGCGGAAATAATATAGATTTAAGGATCAAATACGTAGACTGTATTCTAGCCAGTAAGAGTTAATTAATATGAAATTTACAGTTATCGCCGACGATTGTACAGCATATATTAATACTGTTCCTTTACGTATAGATGTATCTGAGATACCGGATAACGTGCATGCATTACAGTATAATTTAGAAACAAATAAAGGAAGAATCGAGTTTAAAATGAATGAAGATGAGATTAGACCTGATAATTTAATAATTGATAATTTGCCCGAATGGGGCAACGAGATACTTAAAAAGTATCAGTGGGAACAGCTTAAAGGTAGTAAATTTTTTTAGGATAAGAAACAATGGCAACATTATTAGCTTCAAACATAGGTGGCGTAGCGATCGATACTTTTCCAAGTACGACCGCGGTATTATTTCAGCAAACTTCTGCTCCTACCGCTGATTGGACTAAATCAACCACCTATACTGATCACGCATTGCGAGTAGTAAGTGGTAGTGCAGGCACTGGCGGCAGTGTAAACTATAGCAGTGTCTGGGCTAATCAACAATTTAGTGGTTCAGTTAGTGGTGTGACTAACAATAGTACAACATTGTCAACTAATCAAATTCCAAGTCATACACACTGGTGTTCTGCATACCCAGTGGACGATAACAATAGAACTGGAACACAAACTAACGGCCAAACACACGGTGTAGGTAGTGACGCTGGCGGCTATTCATCTAACGATCCAAACTTTGGTGCGGGTCGAAACATATTAGGGCAGGGTGGTGGCGGCTCACACAACCATAGTATTTCACTAAGTTTAAGCAGTGGTGGAACGTTTGACCTTAGGGTTAACTATGTCGATACTATCATAGCTACTAGAAATTAATAAAAGGAAAAACTAAAAAATAAATAATTGCAAACAATAGTCCTGGTGATTTTGTTTGTAGATATTAAATTTAAGGAATAAAGATGAGATATACTATAATTACAGATGACAAGTTGGCCTATAAAGATACAACGGCACTCGAAGTTGATGTGTCTGTAGCCCCAGCTGATGTTCATGCATTACAATTTAATTCCAACACAAATAAAGGTTGGATTGAATTTAAAACTGACGATTTTGACCATAAAAAACCAAATGAGCCAATTACTGAATTGCCATCGTGGGCTGTGGCCATATTTCACAACTATGATACTGTTGCCTCGTTAAATACACAGCCTATGACTGGAGACCCAGAAACTGGCCGTTAATTTATACAGAGGAAGCAAATGGAACTTAAACCCGGAAAATTTTGTCCGTTAATAAAAAAAGATTGTGTTGAACTAAAATGTGCTTGGTTTATGCAGGTTAGAGGTAAAAACCCAAATACTGGCAAAGACATTGATGAATGGGGTTGTGCAGTAGCTTGGATGCCAGTCTTAACTATTGAAAATGCTAATCAACAACGACAAACAGGTGCGGCAGTTGAAAGTTTTAGAAATGAAATGGTTAAAGCTAATAATACTAACTTAGAAGTGTTAATGGCAGCGGCCGATGCGGCACAAAATCCAGCACAAATTACTGCAACAATTCAAGATCCACTTAAAAAATTGCAACGTTAATATTCAATCCAGCCGTTTAGCAGATATTTAATACCTGTTAGCGGCGGATTGCCACGATGTGCATGGGTAAAATTGCAAGGATATAATAGTAAGGTTCCACAGTTAGCTGGAACTCTTTTTTGGCAGTATAAAAATTCAGTTTCTCCGCCCGATTCTACATCATTTAAATATATTTGATAATTTAAAAGTCGATTAGATACATGCCTACTACTAGATTCAAAATGCCACTGATGGAATCCTTGACCTGGTAATATTTTTTGTATCTTCATTTGATAAATTGCCTGCTTAGAAGCAGTTTCTAATATAGCATATTGATTAACATATGCCGGATAAAATATGTTAGTTATTGCTTCAACAACTTGTTGAGTTATTTTACCGCTATAGCTAATGTCATAGCTAAGGCTATCACTAAAATACACAGTACTATTATCTCTATCTAGCTTACTAGTGCCATGTTTTTCTTGCTGTCTAGTATAGCCAAATCCTCTAGCATTCTGATGCTCATAATAATCAATAGCATCTTGACAAAATTCAGGTGTAAATGCTGATGTAAATTCCCCAATAAAATTTTCAAATTTTGTTGTCATATCAAATCTACCAAATTGAATACTGTTTGAAGCTTAGTACGTATCGTTTTGTTACTAAAACTGTTACGCAAACCTTGATGTAGAGGTTTAGGAGCACGATCAATTATGGCCCATGCCCATGCACAATGTTCATCACTGAGTGTAGGAACAAATTCGCTTTCAATTACGCACAAGTAAGTGTGGAAATTAAATACAGAATCATTACTTACAAATGTCTCTATAGGGATAGTTTTTTTAATTTCAGGAAGAAATCCAATTTCTTCAACAATTTCACGCTGTAGACCCTGCCACGGTGTTTCACCTTGTATGGTTGTTCCGCCAACTAACCCCCAAGTGCCCTCGTGTTTACCGTGAGCTTTTTGTACTAGTAAAAATCGTCGTGTTGATTTAGCGTAGAATAATGCTCCGCTACAAACAATGCGTTCTGTTATAGTTCTAGTCTCCATGATCCTGGCTGATACTCACCTTCAAAACTCTTAACCCATGAAACTCCGTTCCACAAGTATTGTATTCCAGTGTATATATTCGTTTGCCAGATCATAGTAGTTGAATGTTGAGCGTATGCAAATATTACAACCCATGCACTACCAGTATATTCTATAATATCATTTGCTTTAGCAACAACATTACCCCATGCAACAGCATAATTAGTAGCAGTAGTACCTGCAGTTCCAGTCCATTGACTATTTTTTGTATTAGCTGTTGATCCTATATCTTCTATAATTAAATAGCGGGTTCCTGCGGCAACTGTTCCCGGATTAAAAGTCAACGGATTAATTATAGCATCAAACGTACCAGTACTATTAGGTCTATAACTAGTAGCGGCATTATATCCTGATTCAAAATCTAAATGTCCTAAACTATCTATGCCGGTATTAGTTACAAGGGTATCAGTATCCCAATTAACTAACATGATCACGCTGTCAGTTACATTACCACTAGCATCAACTGGTAGTGCTACAGTACCTACTACTTCAGTTCCATTACTTTGTGTTAAAAATACCCTACTAGATCCTGCTATAAATTTTCCAGGATACCGATCAAGAACTTCCTGCCAATTAATCGGAGTACCGTTTCTTTGCGGTATACCTAATGTTGGTTCTCTTGGAGTATATCCTTCACTAGGTGATAATAATACAGCTTGTCCGATTCCGGATGTATTATTGTATACTTGTAAGACATAATCTGTAATAGTTACAATTTCTCTAGCTAGTAAATCACCGTAACTAGTAGTACCTGTACCTGCCAGGTCTTCACCTAATCCATCAATATATCCTGTCGGACTAGTTTCAGCAGACCCCCAAAGGCTTGTAACAATTTTTGTAATAACACCAAGATGTTTAACTTTAACAGGTGGACTGATCCAGATAGGTGTGTCTAATGTTAGTGTAGCAATATCGATCGGAGTATCATTTCCTACAGGTACTGTACGACTGCTCCAACCGATATCATTTAAATTTAGGACTGTTAGGCTAGTCCAATCGATATAGTTATCCGTAGTCTGTAATTCTAAACTAGGATTAAACAATACTAAGATCTGCTCTAAGATCTGCAACTTTTGATCAGTATTTGCACTCCAGATATCGCATTTCATAGTCAATTTAAAAGGTGTAGGCATC